ACACGGCCCACTACCTCTACCCGTCCTCGGCCCTCTACCTGTTGGCCCCGTTCCATCTCGTCTAGGCATGTTGTCTCCTAATATATCGCGCGCACTTTTAGCGTTCCCCGCTAACAGTAGATCAGTGACGCCGTCATGGCCAGATCGGCAACGTCTGTCAGGTTCACAACGCGCATGATCACAAACTCGTTAGCGTCCTTGGGCATCGGCTCGTAAAAGTCCTGGCGCGGCTGAATGGATGCGGCCAGAGTTAGGTACATTCCCCTGTTTGAGTGCAGCTCCGGCACTCCCGGCCTCTCCACGACGTATAAAACCTCAGTGCCAGGATCGTTGGTAGTGTGATTCCAGCGTAGGCCGGTATTCGGCGCACCGAATTGCGACGCCTCGCGCTCGATGGTCACGACGTTGCCGGCAGGCGCACCGTCTACTCGTACGACCTCGACTTCATAATCGCTATAGACGACGCAAAGGTCGCCGTCCCCAAATAGCGTGCCGTCATCAACGGTAAGCGCCAGAGCCCCTTCGTCCCAGACATTGCCCCCGTTTCGCGCCGATCCCCACTGTGGAGGCGCGCTTAGGAACTGGTATTGTGTGTTCTTGGCTGCCGTCGCCGTGAGCACAAAGAATCCTGCTACGACGAACCCTTGGGTCAGTGTTGCGCGGGGAGTCATAATCGTTGGCTCGCCCCAATAATCTTTTGCGGTCGTTGCCGCGTTCGTCTCGTCCTGCGCCTGAGAACTAATCGCCCCCCACGTTACCGCTGTACCCTCGCCGTCACCTACGGGATAGATGTGTTCGTGCGGCCACACATCGCATTGCCCTTCAAAATCCGCCCAGCCATTGAATTGCCCAGAATCCACAGTCGGGCCGCAGCCGCCCGCGACCGCGCAGCTTAAGATGCTGTTGTAGTTGGCCCCAGCCACGATCTCGTATGACGCCGTCAAGCAGCCCGAAACGCTCATATCGCGCAAGGTGTTATAGCTAGCGGTGTCGGCGGACAGGCAGACTCCACGCACCGCGCCTCCCCCGCCAACTGCCGCCGCCAAAATCAGCAAGCACCTCGCACCGCTGAAATCATAGCCGGTGGTCGTAAACGAGCCCGCCGAAGTGCGAACGATGACAATGCCGTTGCCCTCGATACTAAAGGCGACCGTAGATGCGGAAACAACTGTGTCCTCAAGCCAGCCGCCGTTCCCCGTGACCCTTATCCCGACCTGCCCGGCCTGGTCAACTACTAGGCCCCGGACTCGACAATGATCGCCTGAGACGAGCAGGGTTTGCGCCGAGCCCGTCGTGTCGAGGATAATGACGCCTATTTCGCACCACAATTCCATGCCGTCGAGCGTCAAAGCAAGTCCGGCCTCGTCGTATGTGCCCTGCTTGACGCTTATCGCATCACCCGCCGCCGCCGATGCTATGCCCGCGCCGATTGTGACATATGGCGATTGCGGGCTTGTGCCAGGATTATCGTCATTGCCCGTCGTGGTGTTTACATACCAGATAGCGCCGCCAAACATCTCTTCGTGTCGGCTAATTCGTGATATGTTCGTTGGGCCTAGCACTAGGCCCTATCTCCCATCTGCGCGTCTATGCCAAAGTCGCCAGGTGTTCCAGCGACCCCTGATTCATAAAAGCCGACTCGGAAATCCTCAATGCAGCCGCCTAGCCGGATAGGCCCGTAAATGAATCCTTCGGCCCCTGCTGCTGTAGCCCCGTAAACAAGCAACTCTCTCTGTATGTTGGAGGTGGTATCTGCGTTTACCGCCACGGCCCCAACAGCTAGTGCTGATTGCACGTATGCGCCCAGATACCGCGAGAGGCGATATTGCACCGAGAACGTTACCGCGCCGCCTACCGCGCCACGCTCATATTCCATATAGAACGTAAGCCATTCTTTGTCCTGACAAGATGTCCATCCTGTAAATACAAGCGGAGCAGCAGCAATGACCGCAATTGCCCGAACGCGCACGACAGAATCGGTAAAACTTCCCTGGTCACCAAAGGCCATACTTTGCCCCCTTAACGCAAAAAAGGCGCTCCCGCCTCGGTATGAGACGTGAACGCCATTTGATACGGCGAATATATTAGATTATTCTAGCTCAATCATAGTGCATTTGACACGCTATGTCAAGTGCTCACATTATAGCACAGATTGTTTATTCTGTCAAGTGCGCATCAAGTCACTTTGTCCAGCGCGGCCAGGATCGCGTCTGAGTCTTCTCTCGGCTCGTAGGCCGTCAGTATCGGCGTTGCCCAGCCCCGCAGCTCGCCCCCCACAAGTACCATCCTGACGCTCAGCACTGCCGCGCCTTTGTATTTGCCGTCCTCCCGTGCGACGGCTTGTAGTCGTTTTAGCAATGACTGCCACTGCCGGTCGTCATTCATTGCACCCTACCAGTTCCAGCGTCACCACCTTTGGATTGACGCGCTGATCGAATGTCATCGAATTGTTTACTAGATCAATGCCCGCGCATCGAATGGTAAACGTCTGGCCGTCGAGCCTCTCTAACCAGCCGTCTATGTCCACGCCAAGTGCGCCGATCATCTTTGCCGTGATCTGGCCGTCTATGCAGGCTAGTGCTATTGGTGCTCTCATTTGGCCTCCTCGATAGGATACAAATCTAGCGTGCAGAGAGATGCGTCGTGCGCAATCTCGCGGTCATCTTTCCCTTCAATACGAACCGTTTTGCCTATAAGCGCCTTGCCATACTGCCCCGCATCTACCCCGTCTAGCCGCACAACATATTTCTGCTTGCCCGTATCGATATGCTGGAATTCCCATACCGTTGCCTGAACGCCGCATGGCCTTGCCTCTTCAATAAGCCGAATTTCTAGCGACTCTGGCCGCGCCTTGTAATGTTCGTCAAACACAAGCCCGCGTCGCAACACTACACAAGTGAACGTCTTGCCAATCAGTCCTCGCTCCCATTCGGCCACATGTTCCCCACACACCTCAATTTTATAGTCGTTGACAAGTGCTGGCACATTGCCGGGCGCGTAGATTGTCGCGCTCTTCACATCATCCAGTTGCCGCTCCAAATACGCAATTCGCCTTTTCGCTCTCTTTAGTTTACCAAACATTCTTCGTCCTCCCCTATCGCCCGGCCCTCGCCCCGCATAAGAATAGCCATCATTGTGGCTTCGTCTACGGCACTACCCACATATACTATCGTGCGAGCAGGCCACTGGCTACTAAAAACCCTGGCTGCCATATGCGCAGACTCTGCGCATATAATGACAACTTCTGTGCGTAGCGCGCCGAGATAACGCACGACCCAGATAGGCGCGCTATCGTAAACGCGCCAGTCGCCCAGCTGCTCCCGAAAGGCTTCGATCGTGGCCTTTTTCTCTTGCCTACTATCAGCTAGAGATTTAATCAAATTCTCTACCTTCCACTCTGCATCTCTGGCTGCACACTTCGCAATGTGCAATTCGTCTCTGACATTACAAAGCGTATCCTGTTGCTTTTCTAGCTGCGCCTCTAGCCCAATAATCAGTGATTCTCGCGCTTTCCTCAATCTCCCAAACATGTCGATCTCCCTTCTATCCGTAGTCGTCAATCAACTCTCGACTCTTGCCGCATTCTGTACATGTAATCTTGCAATAGCCGCCCGTATAGGGATAGTCCCACCATGCCACGCGAAAACTCTCCGAGCCACAATCACATTGTATGATCGGCTGCTCATGCTCTTCCCATTCCATATCATGAATAAGCCAGTCATCGCTTATGCTTTCGGGATATTCCTTGATTGTCCCGTCGGGATGTAGCTTTTTCATTCTTACGGTATACTCGGTGGTCTCCCTGGCGTCACTGGCTCATCTGTGGGTATCTGGTCACAATGGCAATTCCACCCCCCACAGGCAAGATTTGGCGACTGCGTTCTTACGCCATACTTTGTCCAGATGCTACCCCGATAAACTCGCCCCGCCTGCTTAAGACACGATCTGCAATGATCGATGTTATTGCCCAAAACCCACTTTAGCTTTTGATCTGCGCCCGCCATAAGCCGCGCCTGATTCTTGACGTCATGATAACGATTTACCCACATATCGCTTCTTTTCAACAAAGGCGTCAGCTTGCCCCCGTTGGCCTGACTCTTCTCTCGTATAGTCTGCGCAAATCGCTCGATATGCGCGCTGTTCTGGGCTATAGCTGCGTTCAGCGCCGCTATCTCTTCTGCCGTGAGTTCGTCTGGCAATACGCCCATCTCTTTTGCGCCTTCGTACCATGCAGCGGTGTAGCCTACCTCTAGCGAGCGCCGCATTTGCGTGTCGAATTGGTCTGGCGTCCAGTAGCCTTTCCACAAAGCACGCACGTTAGCGCGAATATTCATGCGAAAGGATTTGAAGTAGCTCGCTTTGCGCCGCGCCTCGCGCAACCAACCAATACGTAGCATTACTTGCTTTTCCTCCCCGCCTCATATCCAGCCATGTAGCCCAGTATCAGCACGCCGTGTACATTCTGCGCCAGTGTCGCGTGTTCCTCGATGCCTAGCTTTGCGAATTCGGCATCCCACGAGCCAAGCACCTCCATGCTCAATCGCTTGAACACGTCGCTGTCAAAGATGCTCTTGTTTGCCTCAACCTTCTTGACTAGTCTCGTAGTTTCAGTCATCAACCGCTTCCTCCCAGCTTCCACAAGCGGGGTCATAGCGATTGACAATCATCGAATCTCGCGCCACACACACCATACACACTTCCCGATCCGTGCCATCCATAGGCCGGCGCGCCCATCCCAGATGTTTACACGTAAAGCACATTTTTCTGTGCGCATCCCTCCAGCTCTTACATGAGGGGGCACTTTCCCTAACTAGCAGGCCCTCTCGCTTTGCGCAGCGCACTTTGTTACAAACGTCTGTAATGCTGGCGTGCCAGCAATTCCCACATATCTTACTTTCGTCGTTCACGATCTCCCCCCTACGTTATTTGATAGCCCCACGCCCTAGCGCCCATGTCGCTTGTTGGCACGGGATTGGGATGGTCATAGTTTATCAGCACGCCCTTATCGCGATCAAACTTAATCCACATTAGCTGGCCCCCCGGTGGCAGGCCCAATACATCTACTATTTCATCATGGGTATATCGCACAAAAAGCGTGGGGGCTTTGTCGGCCAGCTCCCACTTGGGGCAGGCAAGATCAGACGGATTCTGCCATGCTGCCCTGGTTTCTAGTAAGCAAACTTCTCCCCTGCCTTTTGGTACGAGATGCTTACAGTTTGCACATCGCTTTGTGCCCGCCTCCCAATCATCGCAAGCATTATGAACCGACGCCAATACAATGTCCTTCTCTCGTTTTGTGCAATACGCCAACTCCGTCTCTGTAGCGGCCCTACAATGTACGCAGTCCCCACATACCCTTTTCATGATCTCCCCCTATTCTCCTAGTATCTCTTTGATCACCTCTAACGACTCTGCCACGCTCCCCTCACCCAGCAAGTCCTTGAGTGTTTGCAGCGTCTCGGCCTGTTCTGTTTCTGGATACATTGCAGATACGATCTCGTCTATGTCCGTCAACCCAAACTCTGGCAGTCGCGCTATGATTCTAGTCAGCAGCTTGGCATCTAGCAGCCCCCTATCGAATACGTCTACCACGCCCTCGATAACGTCCTTGAATTCGGCGTCAATGGGGCTGTCCAGCGTCACGTCTATATTTAGCTTGTCAGCAAAGGTTAGGCCGTTGCCTGCGGGATACTCCGAGCGCATCTTTAGCGTGAACCTTACGATGTCCTCAAACACGCTGCGCCAGAACAGCTGGTATCGTCGCCATTGTCTCATTGTCGGCAATAATAGCTCTCGTGCCACGGCGCGATTCTGCATTGCGTCTGGCCTTCCCAGCCAGTGAGGAGGAACGCCCATGCCCAGCCCGACCATGCTTGTCAAGATCATGCTGTCTGTGGAGGCGTCGCTGGCCCCCGTGGACAGTGGCATTCGTTTGCGCGATACGGCCTCGTTGTGTACCAGCGGCGATCCTACTGGCGGCGGCGGGTTCGTCTCGGAATAGTTGCTATAATTTAGCGCCGATTGCATATATGTCCGCACGGCGCCTATCCCGCGACTGCCGCCCTTTGTTTCGATGTCCTCAAAGAACGTCGCTACGGCTCTGCTCAGGGTTACGCGGTTTAGCAGAAACTCCTCATCAGCCCGCGCCCAGGGGATGCTTGTCGAGGTCATCGGCCGGCCGCGTTTCGTCAGCGTGTTGAACGGCACATGCATCATGTATACGTCCGTAGCCGTGTTCTCATCCTCGGCCTTTAGTATAGCACTATCCCATTTGATCTTGCCTTGCGCGTCTGCAATGGCCTTGTCCTCAGCAGCTGTGTCCTTGTAGTAGCGCGTTTTAGTTACAGTACCCTTGGTTGACGTGCGCCGGTATAGCACGTTTACATCCGTGTCGCCTGGCTCTGTGACGACAGCGGTGATCTCTTCTGTAGCTACTCGCCGCCATTTGACAAGGCCCGTAACAACATCACCAAAGGCCGTATAGAATATCTCTCCGTCAACTAGCAAAATGTTGCTGTTCTTGCTCAGGTTGCGCGGCCCGAATATGGCTCGGTTATCCCTGGACGTCCAGCATTCGTTCCATACTTCTTGTGCTTTGTCGTCATCAATAAGAATCTCTACCCGTAGCCCAAAGGCAAAGTCTGTCCACATTTGCACCATGCGCTTGATGTAGGCGTTAGTGCGGTAGGCGTATCGGCTCTGCGTGACCTGGCGCAATCGATCTTGTTCGTCTGTGCCAACAGCCTCGCCGCCCAATGAAAACATCTGCTCCCAACCTTGCATCTGCTGGAGGTGGTCCCATGTACCAGGGTCAATCTCTTGCAGTAGCCCGTTGCGCGTGAATTGCCACGGCGCTTCATTGTAGGCGTGATTGAACGCCGCTGCTCTAATCCGTGTGGCCTTGAATTCCTCGTTTGTCGTGCGCAGTCTAGATAACGTCTCTCGTGCGCTTTGTCTTATCTTTCGTAAACTTGCCATGTGTTACTCCTAATCATGTTTCTTGCAGCCCGCAAATATAACCAACCCGTAAGGGGCTATGTAGCCACAATCGCAGCCCCAGTAGCGAAAGTCCAGGATGTTCATTAGACGACATTGGCGTGGCGTCCACAGGTGACGGAATCGCCCGCGTTCATCTGAATAGATGTGATGATAACCAATGCGCTTGCAACGCCGGGGCTTCATTGGCCACGTCCGCCCCGTCGTATCTGGCGGCCCAACTTTTGCCTCCCACTTATCACAAGCGGCATCGCAAAAATAAGAGCGCACCACAACGTCGCTCAAGAAACATGCTCCCAATCCGCTAGGAAGATGGTTGACCTTATAACGCCCACAGTTCCCACATATCTTATTCATTGCCAATCATCTCCCGCAGTTCGTCTATCCCCATGCAACGAGGCACAGAGCCCTCGGCATAGCCCTCTAGCGCCGGATGCTCTACTCGAATTTTCACAGCCCCTATTCTATCCCTAATTGGCTCTACCGACAAGATTCTGCCTTTTATGCCCAGCAATTCGGCCAGCTCACTATAGAGTAGATTTACGTCTGCAACGTGCCACTCTTGATGCGGCGGCTCTGGCGGTATTTCCTCAATAGCCTCCCACGCGGAACACGGCCCCTCGTGCTCGAAAACGCCCGCATTTATCCCGCTGTATGATATGCACCGCCCCCATGTATCGGTGCCAGCGCGGAAAAAGCGACAATTACTACACGTCTTCTTTCCGGCCTTCGCCTTCCACTTGCCACAAACGCCGGCGCCACGAACCCTATCCTCTATAACATCACAGTATCCGCATTCTGCGTCAAGTTGGTGATATTGCCGACAATCATAACACTCATTCATGATCTCCCCCTCTAAAATCTAACCGGATCGTAAACTAATTTGCCCATTGTCTCGCCGCCCTGCGCCCTCTCTCTAGCCAGAGCTGGCCCCACCAATGCCTGAAGCACCGCGTCTGCGCTGTCCGTGCTTCTCTTTATCCGCTTGCGCACCGCGTCTTTGCTCTCAATCTGGTATCGCCCCCCGCTAACTACTCTGTACTTGGGAGCGCACAGGTCGCCCGTTAGGTCGTCATCTGGCGGTAGGCAAATGTCGAATCCGCTATCCGGCGTTAGCATCTCTC